TGCCATGTCTCGTTGTAAATAGGCGTCGCCATCTCCGCGAGTGCATTTTACCTTTTGCCAGAAATCAAGGGATTGGCAGCTATAATGATTAAATACAAAATAGGAGGGATCGATGACCATAAAGACAGACATATCAGGGTAAAAGTTCGGATCGGCAAAATCGGCATGATGAATATTAAGAGAGGAAAAAGAAAAATTGCTATTGACGAAATACTTAAAACAGGAAATGGTGTTCTCAGAACGTTTGGTAAAATGTTTAACGAGTGAATCAGGCTGCACAGTATGACCATTTGAACCATATAAATATTGAAAAATTTGTAGTTGAGCAAATTTGCTACAATACACTCGTAAGACTTGACCTATATCAACAGATTGAGGAGACCATACATATTCATCTAGATCAATCATGAGTAGCCATTGTGTATCTTTTTGTTGTACGTGGGGTAAGATAAATCGATTGTATTGATTGCGTTGACGTCCTAGATAGTATGGTTCATTCGCATGATATAGGGTAATGATTCCCTTGTCTACGTAGTCTTGAATTTTTGAAACGGTGTCATCATCGCTATGGTCATTAATGAGATAGAAATGATCTACGCCATGATGAAGATAGTGTGTAATCCATTCTACAATACTATTGGACTCATTTCGAAATATTGCACCGACTGATAAATAGTGCATTCTATCCTATTATTTTATGGCATTCTTTAGACCCATACAATGAATGAAGGAAGATATATAAATGAAATGCGATTGTTCCTGGATGTGAAAAAACCTAAGCCACCACAGAATGAGCTATCTAAGCGATACCCTAACGATTGGAGTACTATTGGTACTGCTATTTGGTTCTATTTCATTGTATTTGTATACTCGTATCCAGCAGGCGGAACAGAAGATTCATTTGCTCGAGTCTATTTTACTTGATTTGAAGATGAGTGCCGAAATTAAATCCTATACAGAACTACCGGCAGATGATTTGAATGAGAACGTGAAGGTGCCTTCTTTTCAATCATTCACTACGGAGAAGAATACTACTTATGATGCCTTTGAGGATGCGGAGGATGTTACAGAGAATGCTGAGGATCTTACAGAGTCTGCCCCCGTTGAATATAAAAGTCTTGATGAAACCACAGAGCAAGTAGGACAAGAGGAGCAAAAGGATCATACAGTGATTACATTGGTGGATGACGTTACTCCATCCGTTTCACAGGTTTCATATGATTCCATGACACTAAAGGAGCTTCAGACACTGGCGAAATCAAGAGGAATCACTGGTGCTGGTTCCATGAAGAAGGGTCCTATTATGGAGGCTCTCAAAACATCGGATCGCATTACGATTGTCAAACCCGGTTCAACGGGAACGGGGGCGAATTCCTTTCTTGAAACCAGTGCCTTGGTTAGTGATGAGTCTTCATGATTTCATAACCAAAACTATTAGTAAAGAGACATGGCAGAACTTCATCAACCTGGATTTTCACAAAATACTCACCCCTCTTTATTTACTACTCCTGAATTTGGTACAGAGTATCTGGCAGCACGTCAAGCATATGTGCCACCAATTCAAGATGTATATCCAGCCCGAGATGATCGCTACCCTGCCTACGCGGGAACGATGCAGGATGGTCGTCTGGTAACCGATTATCGTCCAAAGTGCAGCAGAAACATCCGTCCCAACGAGCAATATTATACAAAAGTATGGATGGTTCATCATGCGGATGAAATGATGGACGAGTCTCGTCGTAGACAAGTGGAATGGACGGGTGCTTCCTTGCCATTGGCAAATACCGTTCCACCTCCCGCCCAAATTGTTCATTCCAATCCTTTTTATTCCGAATTGTCATCTACGAACTTGAAATATGGAATTGGTATGGAGCGAGCGGATGCGAAAGCCCCCATGCTCTTTGGAACATTTCAATATGAACCGACGATGACAGAAATACGTAATAATCGTAAGAACATTGCTCTGACCACTTATCAAGAAGGCGGACGTAATTCAGTTCGCGGCGTTTTTTAATTCTTGTTGGAACAGATCATAAATAGATGATATTCATTTATTTATGATAAAATTTCATTTTATTTCTCGGTTTGTACATCCGTTGCATCCGTTCCATCACCATGTTTCTCTTTATCTTCTTTCAATACTTCAACCGCATGTCGAATATTTCTACATATCATATTCGTACAGAAAAGTACGCATAGATTTACTTTGAAGGTAGTGCTAAATGCATTGGTGTCTTCAGGACACTTTTTGGTACAATAGTGTGTGGTATAATGTGATAATGCACGACGGAATAGAATGGTATGATGAAAAATCGTCATGGTTCTTTGTATAAACTATGTTACATTTGTTTATGTTCTCTACGCATAGCGCGATAAGGTTCCTCAGCAATTATAATAGCTACACCTGACATGAGTAGAAAAATACCAATTATGATTGGCAATAGAACGAGAAACCAAGACAAACCCGTCCAACCCTGACCACAAATCCAATTGAGAACAAACAACCAGATCGCGGAAAACAAACCTTGACTAATCGCACCGACAAGTTGCTGTTTATATAGAAATCCAGCAACACTAACAAGCGATACAATACCATATAGTTTTGCAGGAGTGCAGAGATCATTCCATCCTTGATTTCTGTTGAGCGACATCGTTCTATTCGGAGGGGAGATTTAAACCTTTTGCCAATTAAAACGCCGACTTGTCGGTGTTTTATCAGGCGCAATGTTGCCCGCCTTTGGACATTTTAAATGTCCAAAGGTGTAAAGGGACTATACTGAAAAAATGTCATGTTTCAGAATAGTCATAGACCTGCCGGTACTCGAAACCGGATGTTGGATTCATAAGATCCACATACTACCCTTATATTACAGGTCTTGATAGAGGAATTTCTTCCTACCATACTATATTTAGTCATCTTTAAGTACTTTTACTGAGAATTCAATGACGTCCAACCTTTGGTTGGCGCAAGACGTTGTGTCTTACGTCTATTTCCACCCCTTCTTTTCGTGTTATTTCTTTTAGGGCTTCTGTTACGACTCCGATTCGCATTATGACCGCGCATACTCATCAACGCATATGCAGCCTGATTCGTTCTTACATCTACCAATGATTGTGCGGCTTGATTAGCAGCCTCCTTCTCAGCGTAGTTTTCAAATGCAGCCTGCGTAAATCGTAAAAGATGTAAAACTCCATTTTTATGGGCTGCTCTATCAGCGGCTGCTTTAGCAGCTTCTGATTCTCTCTTATATGATTCAGCAATTGCAGCTTTAGCCGCAGCTTTAGCAGCCGCAGCTTCTCTCTTAGATGATTCAGCAGCCGCTCTAATAGCATCTCTTTCAGCCACTTTCCTACCTGCTCTTTCAGCAGCCTCTGCCTGAGCCATTTGCAACACCGATAATGTTTTATTGAGATTCTCTACATATTTTAAAATCTCTTCTTCGGTGTGATGCGACATCATATGCTTATTAAATTCTTCAAGACTATAATGTTTCGGCTTGCTCTTGTTACGTTGTATACAATATGGACATATAAAACTTTCTCCATGCATATCTCTAACATGTTTATGTAAGTTTGTATACCATTCATCGCAAATATAACATTTTTTACTAGTAGGCACCTTATGGGGTGGTGGACGTTCACTTGAAGCAGCACTCATTATACTTACTATACCGATTATATTATTTCATAAATGTAAAACCGGATTATACATTTTATCACAACAGAAACAACAGTGCTGTAAGAATGCCTGTTACAGTAGTAATTGCAGTAAACGAAGCAATCAATGTCTGATACGTAGATCGATACTCATTCGCAACAACAATGGCATGTTGGCTATGAACCGCATCTTGTTGGGTGGAGTGAATGGCATCCTCTATGCTGTCAAAGGTGTCTTGCTGTGAATGAACGGTGTCATGTAGAGTTTCCATACATTCTTTGAGATGCTGAACATCTTTTTCTAAATCGGTAAGAGGGTCCTTGCCCCATTGGGGATGGTCCATTTATGGAGAGAGAAGAAAATCTAGCGACAGCAAAGTAGATTGATAATGAATTGGCATATACTCCATAGAAAGCATGTATCATCCTCTTTCGTAATGAGTGGTACAGTATGATCTATACGATTCGTTTGATAGAGGGAGGTGTTCAAATCGGTGGCGGAATCAAGAAGATTCGGATAGAGAGAAAGAGGTGGATGCACATACGTTTCCGAAAGTTCTTCTGAATATTCTTCACGGTATTCATCTAAATGAACGTCTGTGTAACGATGAACATGAGCAAATGGTAGAATGACAGGGGCTGATACTACTTCTGTCATCGGATTCATCCTATCTACTTATTGTAATAAATAGTATGTTAAGAAGATTTGACCGATTGCTGTATAGCACCAAATAGCCGGTCCTTCATTTCTATTACTCGTTAATAGAAATGCGGCATAAGGTCCTGTTAAAATCATGGCTAAAAATGGTTTCAATTGAAAAATAGTTAATACAGGAATGACCCACATAAAGAAATGTAAGCCAATGCTGGGAGTAAACCAGTATTTTCCAGCAGTACGCAATCGTACATTCCATGCAATATGACGTTCTCCAGAAACAGAACACGTCTGTTGACCACATAATGGTTCATTGCGATCATCACATACTTCATTGTCATCGACAAATAATAATCGGCTTGCCAATAATAAACCAGCAAAAAATGACATATAAATAAATGTAAATTGTGGATTCTTCGTGAAAGCAAATAGCCATAGATTAAAAAAGAGCGGTTGAAAACAAATATGGAGATACCCAAGCGCCGTTAAGAATTGATTCTCTTCGTTCTCACATTGATTGATGACTTTGTACTGGAAAAATTGTATGATTTCCATGAGAGCAAAATAGCCGATGCCAATGGACGCATACACATTTTTATGATAAAAAAGCACTTGACGCTAATCCAAAGACACCAATCGCTAGTGACATATTTTCAGAAAAACACATCCTCTACTCATACGATACATTATGCGATAGATGGGGCACCTAAACTATCTACTTCGATATAATAGCAATGGCACAATTGGAAATGACAAAGAAGGTACTCGCCTTTGACATTGGTATTAAAAATCTGGCGTTCTGCCTCTTGGAACGTGAGACCGTTCTCGGATTAGAAAATTGTAATTTGCTGGAACCGGTAGAGCCTATTACCTGTACACAATGTAAGCTAAAGGCATCCTATACCGGTAATAACGAGCCGTATTGTAAACGGCATCTTCCCAAGATATTTTTAGTATTACCTGAACTAACTGGAAAAAAATTGCCTAGCAATAAAGTGTTAAATGAATTGGTGAAAACGCATGAATGTCTTTCCACAGGAAAAACAAATGGCAAATGCATCGAAGCACTTATTAAAAAGTGTGCTTTTCATTTGGAGCAACCAAAGCAAGCAAATGCATCAAAAGTATCACTGGAACACATTCATGATTGTCTTCGTCAATTTGTTAAAGAGAAATGGTCGTCCTTTTCGGGAGCAACCCATGTCCTACTGGAAAATCAACCCGCTTTTAAGAATCCGCATATGAAATCGGTTCAGGTGCTTCTGTTTGCCACGTTGAGGGAGCAATTCTTGGCACATCAACAATATCCTGCGTATCATTTGGTTCATGCGAAAAAGAAGGTACACGCGGAAAAAGGTGATGCTGGATATGCGGAACGAAAGCAGAAATCGGAAGAGCGTCTCATTCAACTCTTTGAACAAGGAACATTACAACCCACACCATTGTATGAGATGTGGAAATCATCGCCTAAGAAATCGGATATGGCGGATGCCTTATGTATGGCAGTGGATCATAATGGATAAGGATAAGTAGATGATTGTTTCGAATCTCCTATCCTTTTCTACCTTATTTTTATATATTATACCGATTGTATTATATGGAATCACCCATGAATCCTATCACAAAAGAGCATTCGTCGGTGTCATCGCAACATATGTGATTTCATCATGTATCAAGCATATTTTTGTAAAGGATGCGAGTCCTCGTCCTTGTCCCGTTGAAAATGGGGCAATGAATTGTGATATGTTATGCACCAATGGAGATCAGGCGGAGCAACCCGGTATGCCATCCTCTCACTCCGCAATTGTTGCTTTCTTTGCCCTCTTCTATGTCAGGCATGTCACACATCCATTGATACGAGTGGCGATTCTCTTCTATGCACTATGTGTCATGGTGTCACGATATACGAAGAATTGTCATACGATTCCACAGATTATTGTGGGAGGATTATTGGGACTTGGTATGAATATATTCATACCATAAAGAGAAGTGCGTCATTTATAGTGCTTAAAAAAACAGCTATGATGAAAGACATATGAGCGGTTCGGGTGTAAGTATATCAGACATGCAAAACTTTGTAGAAAACATGGGGGGCTCAGATATCCAAATTAGTTCAAGTATTGGAAATGTCATTGAATTAGGGGATGAAGATTTGGGCAATGACTTTGGAGCGAGTCTACTATCAAATGCTCGTGTGTCATCACGTCCGGCACAGGGTTCATCGCAGAGTGTATCGGCGTTAGAGCCGCTTCAGGACATTGGAATCGGTTCATTGGAGCCAATGGAATCCATTTCTTTTGACATACCAACGGGCAATACGATTCCTGAGATTTCTGTGAATCGTTCATCGGATGATTCCCTTTTTTCCAATCAACAGACGGCGTCAGGTCCTTCTATCAATTTGGCGGCGGTAAACCGTCTCAGTCCAGAGGAAGAGCGCAAGAAGAAGTCGGAATTGATTAATAAATTGAATCGTCTGGAGGGAAAAGGGTATACATTGACGAAGCGGTTCAGTATGGACAACGCATTGGATGAAATTCAGCAGGAATATGACCGTTTGGTGGATGCGAAGAATTTGGAAGCGTCTCTACGATTCCAGCGTCAGTGTCTAATGGGTGTTGCGACAGGTGCGGAGTTTCTGAATAGCAAGTTCAATCCATTTGATTGGGAATTGGATGGTTGGTCTGAATCCGTTCATGAGAACATTGAGGATTTTGATGAAGTCTTTGAGGAGCTCTATGATAAGTACCGAGGTCGTGGAAACATGCCACCAGAGGCGAAGTTGTTGATGTCGTTAGTGGGAAGTGGTTTTATGTTTCACATGAGCAATTCGTTTTTCCGTTCGAAGATGAGCAATGTGGATCCGACGGATATTTTCAAGAACAATCCGCAGCTGGCGAAGCAGTTTGCGCAGGCGGCGGCGCAGCAGGCGGGTCCAGGATTTGGCAATTTCATGGGAGCGGCGATGGGAATGCCGCAAGGTATGCAACCGCCGCAAATGCCGCAGCAAATGGGTTCAGGACCGTTTAATCAAGCATCGAATGGTATGGCACCACCAATGCAGATGCCACAGAACATGGCGGCGTCCTATTCACAGGCACCTGCACAGCGCCGTGAGATGAAAGGACCCAGTGGTGTAGATGATATTTTGAAGACATTTCAGGAGGTTCGTAATGCGGAACTAGAAATCAATCCCATTTCCATTCCAGCACCTGAACCATCCTATTATCAACAGCCAGCCCGTCAAGCCGCTTTTGAAATCTCAAGCATTCATACCACCCCTCTTTCGGATGTAGGAAGTGATGCCACACGTACCGGTTCTACAGGACAGCGTGCGAGTCGCGGACGTCGTAAGGTACAGACCCCAGTAGGAAATACGATGACACTTAATTTGTAATTCATAGTATAATACATATAATACATAAGATATAAAATAACTAATATAACACTTATGATAAGTATTATATTAATCATAGAGAACAAACATCCAGAAGCAGCTTTCTTACACCTTTGGACATGTAAAACGCCGATTGTTAGACATTTTTTTAGAAGTAGATGTCATTCATCTTTACTAATTACGAAGCAAGGAAAGGTTTGCGGCGTAGATGTCGGTATGAAGGACATCTTCATCGATGGGTTCACCAGATTCATCGACGGTTCCACCTGTTTGAACGTATCGCAATGATTTTTCAAGGGCATCTTGATCAGGACGATTTGCCATCTTTTTGGTATTGTCGGCGGTTTGGTAACGTTGTGCCTTGGCGCTCAAACGATGAAGAATTTCTTTTTCTTCAGGTGTCATTTCTTCACCAGGCTTGGGTCCATCGGCGCATGTAGAACCAGGAGATCCACCCGCACCGAAGAGACAGAGGGAAGAATTCTCATTGAATAAATAACCGAGAAAGAGGACAAAGGTAAGGGTGGACCAAAAGGCAACCCAGATGTTACGAGTGGCGACGAAGAGGACAGTAAAAATGAGAACACGACGAACCCATGGATGTTGTAGGAATTGTTCCTGTTTCTTGGTCACTTCCAAACTAATAAATCGTCCACCCAAATTGAGGATTAACATCATGAGTCCGATAAAATACGGATTATTGTTAAAGATTTGTAAAAAACCATCGATGGGACTCATTGCCAATAGAGTGGATGCTTGTTGTCCTGCAAATGCTGCCGGAAGACTCATTCTGTTAGTAGGAAAGCTCTTATCTGCTCCGCATTTTATATTCT